TGAACTATCTTTCTAAGGTTTGTCATAATGGCGTCAATTGCTTTTCTTTCGTCTAGTATACCATCTTGGTCGGAAACTACAATAGATAAATGGTCTAAAACTATCCACTTACAATCAAAAGATTTAGCATAGGTTCTAATCACATTGAGTAGTGAGTCTTCCGACATACTACCGAAGTGGTCATAGAAGTATACATTCTTGTCGCCTACCGATTTCTGCCATAGAGCCTTTTTATCTTCAGGGCTTAACTCTCTCTCATACTGTGGTATGTGAATAGGTGAGTTAGCTTCGATAGACATCAAGCCTTTAACAGTACGCTCGATAGATTCCTCTAAGTGAATGATAGCTAAGTTATCGTCAGTCTTATCAAGTATGTATGCTTCTAACTCCTTAACAACGCTAGTCTTACCCATACCCGAACCACTCGTTATAGTTACCAGTTCCTTAGACCTAAAACCATAGGTTAGTTTGTTAAGACCTGCCCACGGATAATCAATATTGACGAGGTTCTCATCTTTTAGAAGATGTTCCCAAGTATCTATACCCTTGACTATTCCCGCAGGTGTGTAAGACTCAGAAGACCACCAAGCATTGGTGAACTCTTTAATCTTACCGTTGATTAACATCTCATTGGCATCTTTCATAGGCAACTTACAGACCTTGAGCTTACCTACAGATATAATATCCTGTACATCTTTAACTGCTTGGAAACCTGCTTGGTCTTGGTCAAAACATAAGACCACATTATCAAAGGACTCGATATACTCTAAGTTCTCCTTAACGTCCCTAGAGGCTGAATTAGCCCCGTTCTTTAGTGAGACAACCTGCCACTTGCCGTCAAACATTTCGCTCACAGAAAGGGCATCTATCTCACCCTCACAGATTGTTAGATACTTACCACCTGAACGATTAGCATTCTGTCCGAATAGACCAGAACCTTTATTAGTTCCAATAATCTGAAACTCTTTAGTTGCGACAGTTCTCTCTTTGTAGCCAATTAAGTTATTGCTATCTTTTGAGTCGTAGTATGGATAGTAGTGTTTGTCTATCTTACCACCTTTGTCGTAGCTTACCGTTACACCAAATTTCTTGGTGATGGTTCCTGTAGGCTCTTGAGCATTCTTCTCATAGTGTCCACAGGCATTACAATAACCGTGTCCGTCAGAGTAGACCGAAAGGTTATCACCTGCTCTGTCCCCACCTGTATCTCTACAGGCAGGGCAGGGCTTATGCTCTACAAAAGTAGAGGGGTTAGGCGAAGAACTCATTCGTTTCTTCGTCAGCAGACTTATAGCCTTCAGTACGCTCACTAACCTTAACCGCAGTTAAGTAAGTAGCGAAGCCGTGTTGGGGGTGTTCATTCCCCTTTTTCCATAGTATCTCAACCTTAGACTCAGCCCCGAAATCGTGTCCGATAGCTTCACCGTCTGAGGTTTTTACCATATCAAAGGATAGAGGATACTTAGTAGAAAATTTACGGGCTTGGTAAGACCCTCCATCTTCTGTCTGAATAGTCCTAACCTTGACACCTTCTTTCTCTAGTGCCTTAGCTTCCTTATCATCAAGGGCGACAGTAAGCGTGTACTTACCAGTATCTTCACCATTGAATTTTTCAGTACTGTCTAGATAGACATACTTTGCTATACCTTTAGTTATCATAATTGTTATATCCTAGAGACCTAGAAAAATAAACCTAAGTTAGCGGTCTCAAGTACTAACTTAGGTCTTTAGATTTACCTAAAGTAATAACCATAATGATTATCACTTTAGATGAATCTATAGTAATATTTTATCATACTTATCAATCTGAGTCAACCTTAATATCTTCTTTATTTATAATCTCATCATCATCTAGCCAAGTATAGGGGTTAGAGTAGTACCTACAGACAGAGCATAAGTCGACAAACTTAGACTTATCTGTAGGTTCTCTAGCTTTAGACTCCCATTCGTTTAAAACATTATCACAACATTTACATCTCATATTGTAGACTCCTTATCTTTTGTGTTAAGACCTCTAAGTCTGATTCGTTGCTCATTATGTTCCATTCGATTAACTCTTTTTCTTCCTTGAGTCTGTCTAATAATCGAGTTGACCCCTCTAAGGGTTTGTTAGGCTCTTCTGTCTCAAAGACCAGTTCATCTTTATTCTCATAAGTCCACGGTACACCGTTTATATCAGTCTTCATTATTAATGTCCTCCCTTCCTATGGACCAATCATCATTCTTCATTGAATGTATTCTAGCGTCAAGTTCTGTTAGACCAGAGATTATAGTCTCTCCTGTCGTACCGTCTAGTACGAAGTATGTATATTCAGTCTCTTTATATACTTTCGCTAGTCTGCTTATTAGAGGTTTATTTTCCATCTCTACTCCTTACCTTTAGTATCATATCTTGTAGCCTTTGAGACTGTTTATCATCTTCCCATTGGGTATTTATATTTAATAGGAAGTCTTCGAACTCGTCTACAATCTCACTTAGGGCGTCATTCTCCCTCTTTAAAGTCCTGTTAATCCTTAGGGCTTCATCATTAAAGTGTTTATTATTATTGGGGTTAGGCATTGTCTTCCTCCTCTCGTTCAAGTGCCTCTTTTAGGGCTTCTTGTTCGTCAAAGTGATTTAAAAGTTTATCACGCATTGCATCTTCTAATTCTCTAGTCGGTGCATCTATTATTATTTTATCCATTATGTTCATTAGGTTTTATTCTCCTCTAATATATTTAAAAGTCCGTTCAATATAGGGTTAGTCATTATCTCGTACTCTGTTAGTTCTTCTGACCAATCATATATTAAATCTAAAACTTCACTATCTGTTAGTTCTTCTAAATTTTCTAGTGCTTCTGATACTCTACTCATTTTATAGTTCTCCTTAAAAATTAACTGTATGTTCAATCCCCTCGTCAAACAGGGTTTTATAGTGTTCAGCTTTACCCTTATAGAATATAGCTAACTCCATTTTATCATCAAAATCTGCGTCTAGGTGAAGATTTAACATCTTCTTATATTCCGTATAGCAGTCTATTAGGGATACCTCTTTTAGAGGCGTCCAGTTTCTACCGTTTAGATTCATAATATTTTTATCCTTATATATATCATTATAATAAAAAGTTAAATGTTTAACTTTATCTAGTCTTACTACAAAAACCCCTATATTAGAGATTTTTGGACTAAAACTAGGAAAAGAGAGTCCCCAGGATTCGATTCTAGGGGACTTCTCTAGTGTAGGAAGGCTATGCCCTTGCTAAAATATAAACTTTAGCTTACGGTGTATCTTGTGGTCTTTTATGCGTTGCCTCCTTTTTTTATGAGACCAATACACCTCATCAGCCCGTTTTTTGACGGGTATTTTTATTATTTTCTTTGACTGTTGCATATCATTCCTTATTCTTACTAGTAATACGGAGATACACAGGCATAAAGAATGCCATAAACAGCAGACAAGATAAAGAGACACCCGCAATGAATGTCCAAAAGTGTAATATTAAAGTTTCCATTATTGTTATCCTTATATAGTTATTAGTAGATGTTTCCGCTTCTCTGTAGGTATGCTTCTTCAATCATTTCTCTTTCATAATCTGCATCGATTATAGCTTGGTCATCAATCTTTTCAGCTACCCAGTCTGCAATCTCTTGAAGAGTGGCAGGGCTTGAGTAAGTGTGTCCCATTCCGTAAGTTATAGTATTCCCGTTAAATTGACAGATTGTAATTTCTTCCGTGTCATAGTTAGTCATTAAGTGAGAACCCATATTAATGGTACGCATCTCATTTGGCTTACCATCCCTGAATAAGTCCATCTGAATTTTAATGATAGTTCCAGTATTTTCTTCTATTGGTAGTGTAGTTCTGTTTTTCCATTCTTTCATTTTTATTTCTCCATTTAATTATAAAAAGTTAAACATTTAACTTTCTTTTGTCTTACACCTAAAAACCCCCAATGAAGGGGGTTATTTTAGATTTAAAGAGCTTAAAGTAAATCGTCTATTAGCTCTTGTAGTTGCTCTTTGTCTCTCTCACCTTGAAACCATTCAGCCTCTGTTAGGTACTCGACAAACTCGCTTACATCAATGCTTGAGTAGTCCAGTATACCCTCAAGGGCGTATGTGTCAATCCACTCATTTTGTAGCATAGTTCCTAACAGGTCAAGAGTATTTTCCAACCTTACTTCGTATTCGTTACGGGGTGTATATTCTTTCATCGTATTTATCTCCATATAGTTATTAAATTTAAGGTTCTTGCACCCAAAAACCCCCAGTTAAGGGGGTTAGTAGGCTAAGCGTTTAAAGTCGCTTAAAAGTCCTGTATTACTATTTGACCATCAGCACATTCTAAAACTGTAGTATGGTCTTCCAGTTCATCTTCAGCAAGATTGTACATTGACTCTGCTTCTGCTCTATTTTTGTAACCGCTATAATCACAACGGACTGCAACTCTGCACCATTCCCAATCTGTTTCATCTGCAAAATCTTCTATATGCTCTGCAAGTATTTCCGCTTGACTATAAGTCCAAGAGGCGTAGTCATCAGTTAATAAATCATCAATCATTTGATTAGTTGTCATTGTTGTATATACCATTTTATTTTTCCTCATATTATTATTATTTGTGGGCTTCTCATCAGTAGCAACTTAACCCGTGTTGCTAGACGCCCCGTAGGGCGTTTCGATTGTATCCTATAAGCTGTCCAGTATACCACCAAATCCGCCCATTTTGAAGACTTTTTGTTTAGGCTTGACCTGCACCTCATCGTTGCAAGTAACCTCTATAATATCTTGTATTCTTCGCTTTGAACCGTGACTCCAATCGTGAACTATTCCGTTCTTGACTCCGATTGCGTGATTTGTAGTATAAAGGATATATCTTTTCTTTGGGTTCAAATACTGCATACAATTATTAACCGTCATTGTTGCACCATCTGTGAATCTATCTTTAATACTTCTAGTGTCAAAAACTTTAAGATTAAATTTATTAGGTACTTGTAAAAACTTATTAATTGCTTTGTATGCTCTGATTGAATCATTACGATATAGCCCTCTACGTTTAACCCTGTTCGCATACTGAGTCATTAATTTATTGCCCTTATTATAAGTCAAATCAAAGGCAACACAACCCGCAAGAACTGTACAACTGTTTGTATCTTTGTTATCTTTTGAGTCTTGATGTAATTGTTTATATAAATTTGTTTCCATTTTTTTATCCTTTTAGTTTTCAGGAGTCAAGGCTCTATTGCTAAAGCCCTGAGTTCTGAAAAGTTAAACGTTTAACTTTCTACTCTCCAGCGAAGTTGTCGCAAAAGACTCTAACATCTGCAACCGTCTTGCCGTGCTTGTCCATCAATTTCATCATCTCTTCTTCAAATGTCTTTGACTCTGTTTTCTTTGATGGTGTGATGATGACCTTGAATTTTCCTAGGTCATCTTGTGTGAACATTGGGAACTCATCACTTCCAATCATAGTTGACTTGACTTTCTTGACTGTCAACTTCATTTTCTTGTGACGCTCAGGCTCTTGAACTGTGTTGAGTAATTCCTTTTGTACTATTGGCATTTTGATTCTAGTTTGTAACTCACCTTTAATACTTGCCTTGAGTGCTTTGAGTTTGTCACCTGTTAAGGTATCCATCTGCTCTTCAAGTTCTTGAGTTAATGGATTCTCAAAATTATCATCTGTAGCACCTAATAATATAATCAAATCTTCTGCGATTGAATCGCCTTTCTTTTGATTGCTTAATAGTGCCTTGATTGTTGCTTGTGCCATTTGTTTTTGCTCTGATACTTTCATTTTATTTATCCTTATATAGTAAATGTCAAAATTGACACCCCCAATAATACCTATATATATCTAAATGTCAACCCCAAAACACAAATAAATATATACATAAATAGTTAAATGTTTAACTTTTTTCTCAATTGTTTAATAATGTAGCAATATGCTCTAATCGTCCCAAATTCGCCCATATTTGAACTTTTATTCTCTACCCTAGTGATTATATTACTCACCCAATAATAATTGATTTTGATTTCTGAGCCACTATTTTTCTCTACCCTCTTATACCTAGTGCCTGAAGATAATCTCTTAAATACGGACTATCCTTGAGCCTTACAGCTAACCTGTTGTATTTCCTCAACAAATCACCTAGTTTGTTGTGTGTCTGCAACATCTCTGTTGTATTTATACTACAGTATATTAAGTCTCACATAATGAAACAAGTGTTTCACATAATGAAACTACTGTGTTGAATATTCACACTCAAGCCCTCTTTTTTCTCAAATTCTCTTGAGTTCCAAATAATGAGACTTAGTCCCTTGTTAATCCCCAGCTTAGTCCCGACTTAGTCCCAGCTTAGTCCCAAGTTTCACTATGTGAGACTTAGTCCCTTTTCTGGTGTGTCTCATAAGTACCCGTGGGGAGGCTCAATGCTACCAAAGATTATTAATATTAAGGCTCATTCGCAGATTGGAGAGAATTTGGGAAAAATCTGTTGTTTACTAAAGTATTTCTAGAAATCTGGAGGTGCGGAGAGGGACTTAAGACTTTATTTAAGGTCTACTATTGACATTCATTGAAAAGTATGCTATAATATTACTATAGATTAAATAAATATTCACCTAAAAGGCTTCTCTTAGAAATAACCTTTATTATCATTCTAATTTTTCCATTTTAGTTGAAACTATAGTACACTAAGGAGTTAGGATGTCTAAAAAAAATAAAGGTTCACCCAACTTATACAAGGGTATGAAGAGTTTAAACCCTAATGGTAGACCAAAAGGCAGTGTCAACAAGTACACAGCCCTAAGTAGAGAGTTAATGTCTAATAGAGGACCAGAGATTGTCCAGAAAGTTATAGACTTAGCACTCGAAGGTGATAGGACTTGTCTTAAAATGTGTATGGATAGAATCATACCTACAACTAAGGCAGTAGAGTTTAGGTCTTCAGAAGATAAAGGTAATGTTATTATCAATGTTGGTGGTCTCGAAGCTAAGAAAATAGAAATAGAAGAAAAAGACCAAAAAGAACTAACATATGAAGATGGTGTTATAATAGAAGAAGCTGATATTGACAAAACAATTGTGAGTATCGGTAATGGCTAGAGAGTTAGATGTACAACTACATCCTGCACAGCTAGAAATCTTCAATAGCACTGCCCGATTTAAAGTCGTAAGTGCGGGTAGGCGATTTGGAAAGTCCAGACTAGCAGCGTGGATACTTATAATCAAAGCTCTACAGTCGGAAAGTAAGGATGTCTTTTATATAGGTCCTACTTTTCAGCAAGCTAAAGATATTATGTGGAATATGCTCAAGGAACTGTTGCACGATACAGACCTTATAGAGACTACCCACGAGAATACAGCTACTATGAAGTTAGTCAATGGTAGGAGAATTAGCTTGAAGGGTTCTGACCGACCAGATACTCTGAGGGGCGTGGGACTTGCTTATGTCGTTCTTGACGAATATGCTTCTATGAAGGTAGAAGTCTGGGAACAGATTATAAGACCTACGCTTTCAGATGTGAAAGGTGGTGCACTCTTTATTGGGACGCCAGCCGGTAAGAATCACTTTTATGATTTGTATTTAGAGGCAGAAAAAGATGAAGACTGGGAAGCATTTCAGTATACATCAATAGATAACCCTCTGATTGACCCTAAAGAAGTAGAAGTAGCAAAAAGAACAATGTCTACACAGGCATTTAGACAAGAATTTGAAGCCTCGTTTGTAAGTTTTACTGGAGGCATATTTAAAAATGAATGGATTAAGTATGATGAGAATGAACCGGAGGAGGGCAATTTTGTTATTGCGGTTGACCCTGCGGGCTTTGAAGCAGTGGAAAAAGAGCGTGGTCTTAAAGGGAGTAAGTTAGATGAAACAGCTATATCAATCGTTAAAATCCACGGTGATAAGTGGTGGGTCAAAGATATACTCCACGGTAGATGGAATATTAAAGAAACTGCTTCTAAGATACTACAGGCTGCAATTGAAAATCAAGCAACTACTGTAGGAATAGAATCTGGAGCGTTAAAGAACGCTATCTTACCTTATCTACAAGATGAGATGAGAACACAAGGTAGATGGGTAGTCATAACAGATGTAACTCACGGTGGTAAGAAGAAAGCAGATAGAATTACTTGGGCTCTACAAGGTAGATTAGAACACGGTAAGATTACATTTAACCGTAATACTAATTGGAACGGAGAGCTAGAGACACAGTTAATAGAATTTCCTAGCAAGGGAACACACGATGACATTATCGACTCTCTTGCCTATATAGACCAAGTTAGTGTAGCAGATTTTATGCACACAATTGAAATAGAAGAGGAGTGGGAACCATATGATGATGTTGCAGGATACTAATGGACGAAAATAAATATCAAGGATTAGCAGGCTGGCTTGACACTCGTTTAGAAGAGTGGAGAAATCACAGAGACTCTAACTATTTAGATAATTGGGATGAATATTATCGTCTATGGCGTGGCATCTGGAAAGCTAGTGACAAGACTAGGCAGGCTGAAAAGTCTAGATTAATATCTCCTGCATTACAACAAGCAGTAGAATCATCGGTTTCTGAAATCGAGGAGGCTACATTTGGCAGAGGTAAATGGTTTGATATCAAAGATGATATGCTAGACCAAGACCCCTCAGACGCTGAGTATGTTAGAAATTTATTACAAGAAGACTTAGAATCCACAGGTTGTAAAGATTCTTTATGTGAAGTATTCTTAAATGGTGCTGTTTATGGTACGGGCATTGGAAAAATATCTGTAGAAGAGAACACTTGGAAGTACCCAGTAGAAGTTCCTGTAGAAGGAACAATGACAACTGAGAGAATACTACACGAAACGGTATCTGTAGATGTTAAAGTAGAGGCTATAAGCCCTAAAGAATTTCTTATTGACCCTTCTGCGGTTAATATACAAGAAGCATTAGGTGTCGCACACGAAGTAATTAAACCTAGACACAGTATTATAGAAGGTATTGAGAATGGCACATATAGAGATATACCTATTGAAGGTGACTATAATGTAGACAGATTAAAGGGTTTTGACCCTGAAGAATCTCGTCCAGATGCCTCAGACCAAATTAAAATTACAGAATACTGGGGTAAAGTTCCTGCAAGATTCCTAGATGAGAATGAATCTATGGATGATTTTGAGTATAATGATGATGAATTAGTAGAGGCTGTAGTTACTATGGCTAATGATTCATACATACTAAGAGCAGAACGCAATCCATTTATGATGGAAGATAGACCTTTTATGTCTTATCAGCACGACATCGTACCAAACAAGTTCTGGGGTAGAGGGGTTTGTGAGAAGGGGTTCAATCCACAAAAAGCACTAGACGCTGAGATGAGAGCTCGTATTGACTCGTTAGCTCTGACTACTACACCAATGATGGCTGCAGACGCGACAAGACTACCGCGTGGAGTCAAACTAGAAGTCAGACCGGGTAAGACTATTCTTACTAATGGCGACCCAAGAGCAGCAATAATGCCATTATCATTAGGTAGCACCGACCAAAATACTTATACACAAGTACAGTCACTACAGAATATGATACAGATGGGTACAGGCTCTGCCGATACTCAAGCTAGTGCCGAAAGAGCTACATCTGCTGGTATGTCTATGCAACAATCTTCTGCAATTAAAAGACAGAAGCGTACATTAATGAACTTTCAAAACACATTCTTAATCCCTATGATTAACAAATGTTTGTGGAGAAAGATACAGTTTGATGTAGATAGATATCCAATTGTAGATTATAAGTTTGTACCTTATTCTACTATGGGAATTATGGCTAAAGAGTTAGAAGCACAACAAATGGTAAGTTTATTACAAGCTATACCTAAAGATTCTCCAGCATTTAATATTATATTAGTGTCTGTATTCCAAAACTCTAGTATGCACAATAGAGACCAAATTGTTCAAGCTCTTATGCAGGGTATGCAAGGTAATCCACAAGAAGACCAAATGAAACAAATGGCTATGGAATTACAGTTACAACAAGCACAAGCCGATGTACAAAAAACTGTAGCAGAAGCTCAAGAAGAGCAGACTAAAGCTATGCTAAACGCAGCTCACGCAGGCTCAGCACAACCTGATGAACTTAAGATTCAAGAGAAATTCATTAAACTACAGAAAGATTTAGCTGCTATAGATAAAATGAGAGCAGACACAGAGAATACTAATAGTGAAACTATGAGAAATATTCCAGAAATAGAACATCTCAAGTCTGAGACATTGTTAAATATAGCGTCAGCAACAGAAAAGTTACAAGGATAATATGGCTAAGACAGCAGCGTGGCAACGCAAAGAAGGTCAGAATCCTAAAGGCGGATTAAATGCTAAAGGTAGAGCTTCTTATAATGCACAAACAGGAGGCAATCTAAAAGCACCACAAGGAAGCGGGACAGATAGTAGACGTGTATCCTTTGCTTGTAGATTTGCCGGTATGGCAGGACCTATGATAGATGCTAAAGGTAAGCCTACTCGTAAAGCATTAGCATTAAAGAAATGGGGCTTTAGCTCCGAAGCAGC